GCGAGCGCCCCAGTACCAGCGACTGCTTTTTCCAGATACACGTTCCCGAGAGATAGAATCCTGCTTCTAAAAAGGCTTTGCGGAAATTCAGTCCTTCGGTATCGGCGTGGAACACATAGATACTCGCATCCTTGGCCATCGCCTTTTCGGTCAGGGTGAAAGCTTCCAGCAGAAACTGATAGAACTTTTGATCCACCATATTATCATTTTTAATTTTGCCTGCTGTACCCTCATAATTGACGTTATAGGGAGGGTCTGTCACCACCAGGTTGGCAAGTTTACCGTCCATAAGCAGGGAAAAGGTCTCCGCTTTGGTACTATCGCCGCAGACCAAGCGATGCTGCCCCAGTAACCAGAGGTCACCCGCCTTAGATATAGCGGGCTTGGCCAGTTCGCCTTCTACATCAAAGTCGTCTTCTTTAACGTCCTCGACACCGCCCAGTAGTTTGTTCAGTTCCGAATCGTCAAAGCCGAGAAGAGATACGTCAAAATCGGCAGCCTGCAAATCGGCAAGCTCTACCGAGAGCATCTCCGCGTCCCAGCCAGCGTTCAGGGCAAGGCGGTTATCGGCTATAATGTAGGCCCGCTTCTGGGCTTCAGTCAGGTGTTCTGCGAACACACAAGGTACTTCAGTAATACCTTCCTCCTTGGCAGCGAGGATGCGCCCGTGTCCCGCAATGACGTTGAGGTCTTTGTCTACAATTACCGGGTTGACGAAGCCGAACTCCCTGAGTGATGCTCGAAGCTGAAGTATTTGTTCCTTGCTATGGGTGCGGGCATTGCGTGCATAAGGTACTAACCGGTCAATATTAACTTTTTCAAAACGCTCGGTTGTGTTCATCTATTCCTACCGTCCTTTCCTGCCTGACAGCAGGGCTTCCATAATATCATCCTGCGGGTTGCCGACAAAGGCTGTAGTGCAATTCTGTTTTACGATGTCAAAAATCTCGTACCAGATGAGGTTGGCCTGCTTCTGAAAAGATTGGCTCATCTGTACGAAGGGACTGGCTATAGCGCCACCCGTGGTCGGATGTTTGCCCAAAAGCCCATAGGTGCTTATGGCTTCCTCACACTGGATGTAACGAGTGAAAGCCTGGGCATAGGATTCAATCAATCTTGGGTTAACGAATTTCTCACACCCGCGCTCTTTAAGCCATTTCCAAGTTTCTCTGAACAGATCGTCAGCGCCCAGTGGCTTACCATCTCTCTGTCTCGCGCTGAGGTAATCGCTGGGCGTTGGCATATCTTCTCCGTATAAATTGGCCGCATCGTCAAGGTCGTCCGCTTCAAGCATCGACTCGGGATGCAGTTCCGGAGCTGCTAAAACTTTTGCGGCCTTTCCGGTCGAGATTTTGTCAGCCAGGGGCTGCGGCTTGTCACCGGCGCGAACCCTGCGGCCGCCCCTATTGGTTCCGTCTTTTGCCACAAGCCTTCACCTCCTTGCTGTGGCAGGGTTTAATCCCTCGTTTGAACCGTGATTTTTACGCGCGAAGGGGGCTGCCCGTTCTCCGGGGTAGAGCTGTAGAGATTTAGATCCCCCTGGGGGTGACATGAAACTCATTTCCTCCAACGACCGCCTTCGCGGGCAGTGATTTCGGAGTGACAAGACGTACACAAACTCATGAGGTTATCCACATCATTGGTGCCTCCCTGGGACAGCGGCTTGATGTGGTGTACCTCCTGGGCCGGGGTGACCCGTCCAAGACTTGCGCACTTCTCGCAGAGAGGGTGTGCGGCAATGTACCGGTCGCGGATTCGTTTCCAAGTCCTGTTGTAGCGTTTCTTTACGATCGGGTCACGCTGGTACTTTTCATAATGTTTGTCGGTCAGCTTTTGATGTTCATCGCAAAACCTGCCGTGTGTCAGCTTCGGACAGCCAGGGTAAGAACACGGCCGTTTGGGTTTAAAGGGCATTAAACTTCACCTCGTTAAAGGATACAAAAAGCCCCCGCAAAGCAACCTGCGGAGGCCTAATGATTTAAGCAATTTTCTACTTTAATTATGGAACAGACTCATACTCTCTTTTTATCACATTTACTCTCATCTTTTTGAATTACCTTATTCAAAGCCCTTTTATGCATCCTAAAAACGTGCTGCAGGCTATATCCCATTTCAACAGCGATCTGCTCCCAGCTTTTAAAGCCCAGGTATCTAAGTTCAAGCAAAGTTTGGTACACTGGGTTTTCAATTTTTTTGATGATAGTTACGATCTCCCGCTTCAAATCTACCAGTTCATCAATATCCTGGTTGATTTCATTTTCCAGATCAACGATCTTTACAATGATATCTTCCATGGAATGAATATTATTGCTGGGGTTACGGGGCATGTCCGACAGCGTTGCAGTAGCTTTCCTGGCTAAATCCCTGAGTGACGCCACCAGTTCCAGCTTACTGTTTATGCGCTGGTCAATTCGGTAAGCCCGGGATAAATATTCTTTAACTGTCATAGCCATCATCACCTTCCAGCCAGGGCATATTGCCGCGGTAATAGGTAGCTGCAATATGCTTCTGGTATACTTCGTCCAGACTGGTTAATCTGGCATTGGCTTTTCTGCGTGACTCAGCTGCCTGCTCCGGGGTTTTATAGAACGAACAACTGGTGCCTGGGCACTTAACAACGATTAGCACCTTGCAACGATTATTTTCACTTAAAGCAAAACACCTGTTACTCATAAAGACTTGCACCTCCAATCCTGGCTTTTACCGCTTCAATCAAAGCGGTCTGGGTCTTGTCCTTTCTTTCCAGGGCGCGCATCACATCTTCATCAATGGTGCTCTTGGTAATTATGTGGTGGATAACCACAGTATCTTTTTGACCTTGCCGCCACAGCCTGGCGTTGGTCTGCTGGTAGAGTTCAAGGCTCCAGGTAAGCCCGAACCACACCAGGGTCGAGCCACCCGCCTGCAAATTCAATCCGTGTCCGGCCGATGCCGGGTGAATCACGGCTAGTGGTATTTTTCCGTCATTCCAGCGCCTAATGGAAGCAGTGCTGTCCAGCTTCTCAGCGGGGAAACGTTTAAGTATCCGTTCAAGATCGTGCTTAAACCAGTAAGCCACCAGTACCGGCTTGCCGTTGGCGGCTTCGATAATATCCTCTAACGCATCTAGCTTACGGTCGTGAATCTTAGCTACTGAGCCATCATCGGCATAGACTGCACCATTTGCCATCTGTAGAAGCTTGTTTGACAGGCTGGCGGCATTTAAGGCATCAATCTCCCGACCTTCCAGTGAAAGCACCAAATCTCGTTTCATGGTGTCATAGACTTTCTGCTCTTTGTCCGACAGCCAAACAGGGATCTCGTTCATCACCAGTTCCGGCAGCTTCAAATAGTCGGTATTTTTCATGCTGATGGTGATGTCGGAAATCAGCTGGTAAATTGCTTCTTCGGCACCAGGCCGGGGTTTGTATGAAAAAACCATCTGCTGGTTGCGCTTGTCCGGCATAAAATAATTATTACGGAAGTGGGTGATATACCGGCCAAGGCGCTGTCCCATATCGAGGATACCGATTTCAGCCCACAGGTCCATCAATCCATTGGCTGAAGGTGTTCCTGTAAGGCCGACTATCCTCCTGACACCGGGCCGAACCTTGCGCAGGGCCTTGAACCGTTTAGAGCCGTTATCCTTGAAAGAACTTAACTCGTCGATTACCACCATATCGAAGTCGAAGGGAAGACCGCTCTTGTTAATCAACCAGTTCACGTTCTCCCGGTTAATGATGTAGACTTGAGCTCTTTTCTTAAGTGCCGCTTTCCGCTGTGCTTCACTTCCAATGGCCACCGAGCAGGTAAGTCCCCTAAGATGATCCCATTTTTCAATTTCCGCTGGCCATGTATCCCGTGCCACCCTAAGTGGAGCAATGACCAGAACCTTGCGGATCTCGAAACTGTCCAAGGTAAGGTCGAAAATGGCTGTCAGCGTAATGACGCTTTTGCCCAGGCCCATTTCAAGCAGAACAGCCACGATCGGATGCTCAAGGATGAATCTTGTGGCATAATCCTGGTATTCATGAGGATTGTATCTCATTCAGCATCCCTCCAATCTGCTCCTCATGGTCAATGACGTACACCGAAAACCCTAACGCTTCCAGTTGTCTTTTTCGTCTTACCTGCATAGGCCGTAATTTACACCCCATCGATTTAATTTCTGCAAAGGCCATCCGTCCATGGGGCAATAATATTAAGCGGTCAGGCACTCCATCGAACCCTGGTGACACAAACTTCAGCGCTAAACCATCCATGCCGCGTACTGCCTTGACCAGTTTTTGTTCTATCTTTTTCTCTCGCATAGGACTCCCCATAGCATTTCTATTCCTTTCATCCTGTTGCTGCTTGATAATTTACTGGAACGGAACACACCTTGGAACAACAACCGGGAACAGCTTTGAACCCTGAATTTACAAGGCATTCCGCTTAATTGTGTTCCAGCCGTACCGAAAAATTCCTTATAGACCCTTACGCGTGTATGTAGTTCCATATAGGTATAGGAAGTAATAATACAAATAACTCATATATAATTCTTGGAACACTTGGAACAGAACCTAGCAAGTACCCTATTTTTCTAGGCTAACGCCTGTTCCCGCTGTTCAGTTTTCCTGGAACAAACACGGAACGCCTGGAACACCTCTGACTTAATTCCGCTTTCTAATCCATACATTTTGCGGGCCGTAGCCGATGATTCGTATCTTCTTATCCCCGCGCCGCCAATCGGTCATCTTCTGCATAATGGCGGTGATTTCATAGCTATCGCGGGTTCTGATGTCCTCGCGGTTCTTGTTCAGGCACTCGCACCAGATCTCAATATTGCTAACAATATCGCGCCGTTTAACACCTGGCGGCCTGGTTGGGTCATTCTGATCCCGGAAATAGTCACGCCTGCGATACACATCAAGCGTATCCCAGTTCTCCGGCAGGAGCATATCCAGATACTCGCGCACCAAGCCTTCACGTTCATCGGATTCCATGGCATCTGCCTGCTCGCTGACCGCCGCTTCCGCATCGGCTCCTTCAAGGTAGAGCTTCTCACCGTTGTTCCATATCAGCTTTGCTTCGGCCCAGATTTGAAGAACATCCTCATCTGTAATATCCCAACCACGCCGGGCATTTTTGCCACTGACACGGACTGGCCAGAAGCGGCGGTTGCCGGTCACATCACGCAGAAACCCAGCACTTTCACTGTTGGTACTGCCCACGATAATACATTGCCGGGGATGACTTTCTGTTGTATGGCCGTAGCTGGCACGGTAGTTATCGTCGCTGCGGGATAAAAATGCTTTTACGTTGTTGACATCGGTTTTTCTGATACCAGCAAGTTCTGGGATTTCAATGATCCAGAACCCTTGTATCTTTTCAGGAGCGTCTTTGCCTTTGCCCATGTCGGCAAAGGTCAGGCTGTCCGAGAACCACTCTCCGGCCAGCTTGCCAAAAAACGTAGATTTCCCTAGTCCGGTCGCACCATTTATGACCAGCATGTAGTCAAACTTAATCCCCGGCTGATAAATGCGGGCGACTGCCGCCGCAAAAGTCTTTCTGGTAACAGCCCTGGTGTACGGAGTATCTTCTGCACCAAAGTAATCAATCAGAAGCGTTTCGACTCTTTTAACACCGTCCCAGGCAGGAAGTGTATTAAGATACTCACGTATCGGATGGAATTGTCGGGCAGCAGCTGCCGCCATAACTGCGTTATTCGTCTTAGTCGGTGAGTAGATGCCATAATGATTCTGCAGATATTCATAAAGTTTAGCCGCGTCTGTTTCGCTCCAGCCAGGTTTGAACCTTTGCCAGGGTATTTCCCCACGAACATCCACACCGTCCCGCAGTTGGTTAAAAACGATACCGCTCAAATTAGGGTCATTGTTTAATATCAAAAGATAGTTTCCGAAACTGTCTTTAACAGCACCGGTCTTTTCAAGTTCCAGGGCTTTCTGCCAATCCGTATCCCTAAACTCCTTCTCCGCCTGGGCTTTGCGTTCTTCAGCCAACTGCTCCTTGACCCGTTCATCCTTTATGGCTAGTTCCGTCATAGCCCTAAAGGAGGGCAGCTTTCCAGGAGGGGTATCCATAGCGGTCTTGTCGTCGAGGTCGCGGAAGCGGTGTATTCGCACCAAATCAAAGGCATTCAGCAGCCTGCCGCAGGCCGGATCGGTAGCGTGATGGCTGTAGGCGAATTTGCCATCGTATATTACCAGTCCCGCTGAAGAATCAGCAGGGATATAGTCGTAACGCCCATTCATGGCACTGGGTTCATAGACTTCGGATAGAAAAGTGGCAATTGCGTCCTCAATGGAATAAGCCCGGCAGAACGCACCGACTGCGCCTTCCTTAGTAAGGGGATCTGCCTGCTGGGTAATCTGGCTACGAACCACTTCTGACTGACGCGAGGATACCGGCCACATGGAAGTATCCCGCCAGTCAGCGTATTTTCCGAGATATGCATCGGGGTTGAGCAATTCGCCTTCTTTCTCTTGGAACACAAACTCACCATCGGATGGCGTAGACGGCCAATACATAAGCCGTGAGGGCTCATAAGTCGTGTCATCAAACAAGTCGATACCGATTTCCTTGGCTACCATGCGAGCAAGAGCAGGGTACTCGTCCTCGCTTACCTCGCGGGACAGGGGAATAACAAGCCGCAGGCGCGGTGCATCCGGGGTATGTTTGTGAGTGGAGTAAACGCAGCACTTGAAATCGTGGAGCATATTAATTTCATCCCAAATTCCTGGCCTGGCATAGTCCATATCCAAGGTGAGCAGGGAGCGGCAAAGGACATAACCGTTCCTGCGTTTGCCCTTGCGCAGAGCGCCGCCCACGAAGCCGCCCACATCTTTGATGGAATCCTGCTGCGCACGGCTCATCTTACGGAATTCCGATACCGTTTCGGTGGTGCGGATCGTCGTGCTGACCCGGGTGAGGAAATTTTCCCATGAGATGTCCCTGTTTTTCCATTTCTTATCCATGCGGCTGTTGCCGACCGCTATTTTCACGTTACCTGCACCTCCTCACACTTCTCGGTAAAGTGCCGAATGGGTATGCCCTGCTTTTTTGCTTTGCTGATTTCCTGAGCCATACCATCTGATATCCGGCACCCGAACACCCATAGCTGATCGCATTTGCTAAGTAGAACCAGGGCAAAATATAGTCCGAGTTCGCGCTCTTTTTGGTCACTATCATCCATAAACTGTGGGTAGTGAAGATGAGGGGCGAGGGGGATATATCCCTTGCTGACGGCAAACCGACAATAGCCCAGCACACGGATGATGTTGTGTTTCGTGTCACCGGCAAAAGGAGAGCATATGTAAACCAGCGAACGGTGCCTTATTTCCTTTTGCGCCGCACAGTCCAAAGAAAGAGTGGCTATATGTTCCGGGCAGCCCTCGCTGTTATGCTCGTCCATCCCTATCCACCCCTCCCCCGAGGAAGTAGTTGACAAAATACTGCTGCCCTTTGCCAGTAACTTTGGTGGTTTTACTGATGGTGACATGACCATCCGAATGGGTAATGGCGGTTTCTTTAACTTTGAAAAGACCAAGTTCCATGGCCTTCTGAGTTGGCGCGTTGTAGTCTGTGCCTTTGCGCTTGATAAGGAAACCGTCCTGGCGTAGCCTTTCAAACAGGCGGTTTTGCCCGATTTCAATACCGTTGCCTTTGAGAATTTTAGCCAGTTCGCCGATTAAAATGGTACCGTCCGATGCTGATACAGCATCGGCAAATACCACTTTCGGCTTATCCTGAGCAGCCTGCAGCTGAAGCTGAGCTTTTTCCTGGCGTTCTTCTTTCAGGGCGGTCAGCAGCTTGATCCAAGAGTCGGGATCATTCATGATTTCTTCTATTTTGGATGTCGTGATGTAGGCTCCGTGTCTCCTTATCTGAGGAAGCACCTCATGAGTAACCCAGCGTTTAAACTTCTTGGCTTCGGGCTTGTCAGAGCGCAGGATAACGTTGTAAAGCCCGCTCTCATTAACGATGTTGGTTTGCTGCCGCCTGCCCATGCTGTCGGTGACGTAAGCCAGACTTACATCATCCTCATCAAGCCGGTCGGCAATCATGCGAGCATTGCTGAGTCCCAGCACTCCGCACACATCCTTTAGTACCCACCATGTTTCGCCGTTCCTCTGGATGGTTCTGATCTCCTTTCCCTCGTAGGAGAATACCTGTAGTTCGTTCATATGGATTCGTCCTTTCCGAAGGCTTAGATTTTGTTTGTGGCCTTCGCTATATCGCCACCACAAGGAGCGGAATCGGATGGTCCATTAACTTTTTTCTAATCTTTTTTATAGAACTGGCACTCAAAGCCATCGGCGCGAAGCAAAAGCCCCTTTGCCCAGGGCGGGGTTTTGCCCATTACGGCGCATATATCATCAACCGTTACCTCATCCGGGGCTTCAATAACAACCTCGTCATGGACATGCATTACGATAATGCAGCCCATAGCGTCCAAACGGCGCATGGCATGGCAGAGAATGTCTCTTGAGGTCGCCTGGACGATGTTCTCCACGAACTTAGGCCCGTAGCTTTCGATGCGCTCCCATTTCTTGTTTGTCCCAATACCCTCATATGTCACCGATTCGCCGCCGAAGCGGTTTAGCTCTATTCTGGGCTTTACATAGTAAAGGTTCCTGCCGGATGGCAAGGTGATGAATAGCATTCCGCTACGGTACCCAATACGGATTCCGTGTGTTTCCGTAGTGACGCGATCCTTGACCGCCCTTTTCGCAGCCCGGTCAACGTCCCACCAGAACCGGACGATATTGGGATTAGCCTTTCGCCAGACGGTTACCAGCGGCTGGAGTTCATTCTCAGTAAGCCCCATATCAAGAGCGCCCATAGCGGTTAAAGCACCGACTGATCCGCCGTAGCCAAGCGCCAATTCGGCTATTTTCCCTTTCTGGCGCAGCGGGCTGCCTTTGGTGACCTCTTCAATAGGAACATGAAACATCTGCGCCGCCGATGCTTCATAAATCTTGCCGTGGGTGGCAAATACCTCATTCCGCCATGTTTCACCCGCCAACCAGGCTATTACCCTGGCTTCAATGGCGGAAAAGTCAGCAACGATAAATTTTAATCCAGATTGTGGGATGAATGCGGTACGGATAAGTTCGGATAAAACGGAGGGCACAGAATCATAGAGCATCTCTGCTGCATCAAATTGCCCGGAGCGAATAAGATTGCGCGCTTCCTCCAAATCTGGTAGATGGTTTTGCGGAAGGTTTTGTACTTGAATCAACCGCCCAGCAAAACGCCCGGTACGATTAGCTCCGTAGAACTGCAGCAACCCGCGCGCCCTGCCGTCGGAGCAGACTGCGTTTTCCATCGCTGTGTATTTCTTTATACTGGACTTGGCTAGCTTCTGCCGTAATTCTAAAACACGTCCCAGATTTCCGGGTGCGGTCTTAAGCAGTTCCTTAACCGCTGCTTTGTCCAACGTGTCTGTTTCAAGGCCATGATCAGCGAGCCAGGACTTCATCTGCGCGACTGAGTTGGGATTATCCAGTGCGGTCAGCTCTTGCATAACTCGCGTCAGTTCCGACCGGGATTGCTCATCGCAGCGGATCGCCTGCCTGACCAGGGTCATGTCCAGCAGGATACCTCGGTCATTGATTTTCTGGTCGAGGATATAGTTTTTCCACTCATCCTCCGGTACGGGAAAGCTCGCCAGCTTTGCCTGTATTGCCATTTCCGTTTCCACATCGCGGGCATTGTAGGCTTTGAAGCGTTCCCACCTTTGAGGGTCGTGTTCAGGGAGATTACGAGTGCGCTGATTGTTTGTTTTAGTAGGCTTGCAGGGCATGGAGAAGTAGCGGATCAGGTCTTTGCCTTCAGTCAGTTTTTGTTTTTCAGCGCCGGTGACCAACGCAGCGCCCTCCAGCGTTAAAGGCAGACCGAGATAGGCGGACCACACCATGGTGCAACGCCATGAATTTGGTTTCAGCCACTGGTTAAGATAGCGGGACAGACATACGCGTTCAAACTGCGCATTATGTGCCCATTTGATAACGGATTCATCTAAAAGGGCGCTGTAAATCTCATCCGGCAGATGTTCACCGCTGGCCAGATCAATAACCTGAACACCTCCGCCGTCAACACAGTAACCGAACAACAGGATTTCAAAATCCGGGGACTCAGCATAGTGATAGACCCCGCTTTTGGCGAGGTCTATGGACGAAAATGTTTCCAAGTCCAAGAAGAGTGATTTTATTTGATCCACCAATATATCCTCCCGTACTTGATATTGCTAATCGTTGTTTGAGACACTCTGAATTCGTTTGCCAAGTCAACACCATGCATTCCGCAATAGAGGGAAAAACGTATCGATTCAACATCTTCTATACTCAGCTTCCTCCAACGTTCGCCTTGCCGGTAAACATCCAAAATATTCTCGGTACGGGTGCCGTAGCGAAGATTCTCTATACGGTTGTCCGTCGGGTCACCGTTAATGTGGAGCACCTCCATTCCAGCAGGCGGTTTCCCTTTAAAAGCCTTCATTACAAGTTGGTGAACCGGCTGACCATTACCGCTATGTTCCAGAACTACAGATAAGTGTCCGCTTTTGGAATATTGGCCTGGCCGCAATATACGTTCCGGTACGGTTCTAAGAAACTCTCTGCCCGTATAATGATTTACGCCGCGGACTTTGCGTTCGAGGCTCTTAACCCGTCCAAGACTGCTTGCTTGGTACCGCCCTTCGTAACCGGGAATATCTTTCCAAATCTCTGATTCTTCAGATGCCGCAAAGGGAGTGATACATACTCCCTTTGCAGTTAAAAGGCTCATGACAGGAAATCATCGTCCACGTCAGTGGCAAAATCGTCAGCAGCATTTGATCTGCCACCCAGCGGTTCACCGTCACGGATTTTCTGGATGTTGCCCAGACCACAGGCGATTCCTTTATTGCCGTTGGAATTAAAAGCATAAAAATTAATGCTGACCCTCGCGTAAACGCCAGAATAAATCTCGGAACGTTCAAGGATAGGGTTGACTTGCCTGTCCACGATTTGCGGAGCGGTATTGCTATTGGCGTTAACGAAATAGCTGTTGGCGTAGGCTTCGTCATCAGGGCGGTCGATATCGCCATCACGGAGCGGAAGTTTTAACTGCGCTTTAGAGGGAATCTTGCCGCCAAATTTGCCTTTGCCTTCCTCGATCGCTGCATCCACAGCAGCATTAATGGCCGCGATGGTCTTAGTGTCTGACTTGGGGATAATCAGGCTGACACTGTATTTCTCCGCGCCGCCGTTGATGGACTTGGGTTCCCATACGTTCGCATAGGATAGACGTACAATGCCGGTGATAACTTTGGTGGGATTTTTCCCAGGACTACGATTAACTCTGTTTGCTGTATTTGACATAGTATTAAACCTCCATAAATTCATTTTTTGCGTTTGATATACTCATCGCTGGTCGCTTATCCGTGACTGAAACCAGGGTCGGTTTGCCGGGCGGCTTTATAACCAGTCCGCCGAGAATTTCATTAAACCTGGATTTGCCCATCAGCTTTTCCATCTCAGTAATGGTGATAAGGCTCTGCTTATAGATGTCACGGTATCCAGCAGCTTTTGCCGCTTCGGCTACGGCCTTCTCGTCGGTATATTTCCGGACGGAGCGCCCCTCGACCACCTTGAAACCGGGCCACTCCTTGCCATGGTTCACAGCGGCGTCTGTGGCATAGGCAATAATCTCATTTGCCCAACTGGTCAGGTCGCCGATCAAATTGAGAACCTCGCCAATTTCCTCATCGGAAAGCAAGGGAGGAAGGGCAAACTCAAAGGCCGCCAGTTTAAGCTTGGCTTCGGCTCTGGCTCGACACTTTACCGCAGCCCGGCAGAACTGACAGTGTTCACCCGGGACGTACTCGCCCTCACCTTTAAAAGCCAACTCAGCGGTGGGTATCAGTGTTTCCTCCGCCCATTGATAAAGCGATTCTTTAAATACCGTGTAGGTGCTGACATTCTCCCGGCGCGGCTGGAAAATGGTCATGGCCACTGTGCTGATGTCATATATCCCGTCAAACAACTCCAGGGCACCAAGTGCATACAGCTTCATCTGGGGATTGTCCTTGGCATTCACCAGAACGCCCTGCCCATACTTAAAATCGATAACATGGAGTGTACCGTCGCCGATAATAACGCAGTCGCCGGTACCGAAGCCATCCGGAACATACCTGGAAAAATCCAGCCTCTGCTCAATCAGCACCAACGGGTCGTTGCAGGTCAACTTTATCTGGGCGATGGTTTCAAGAACAAAATCCACATAAGCGTCGGTGTGTGCGTCCATTTCGTCGCATTCGTACTTGGAGATTGGCTTCTTCGAGCGCATTTTTAGTGCTCGGCGCAGTTTGTGTTCAGCGAGGGCATGAGCTGCGGTACCCTCAGCAGCGGCTTCGCTTTCACTCTCATCAAACTCCAGTTCCAGCCTGGCTGATGGAGTACAGTTCATCCAGCGGTGCGCTCCGGAAGCGGAGAGAATAGCGTGTTTGCTCATTTCAGCCCCTCCGCATCCGCGAGAAGTGCGGGATAATTTGCCGGGTCAATTTCACTGAGCCTTGATGCACCGTGCTTCTCCAACAGTGCTCGGACCTCAGCGGTAAAGCCGTCATGGCTTTTCGCAGCCAGCACAGCCCGGACCTGCTCAAGCGTGACCGCTTTGGTTTCAGACTTTTCTTCCTTTTTGACAGTTGGTGCTTCCGGCTTCAAAGCCCCGCTAGGCTCACCATCCGCCATTGTCTCTGCTACAGCCCAAATGCTGTCTGCCAGATTTTTTAGGTTAGCCGCTACATCCAGCAATAGCTTGGTTTTGCTCATGGCTATCACCCCCCTCCTCAATAATTGAAAGCGCTCTCACACTGTCGCCTGGGACAATGACTGTCAGCCTTTGCTTGTCACCAAGCAGGAGACGCAGCAGTCTCTCGCGCACGGTGACACGGCGACAGCCAACTATTCCGCCGCCCTGTGGTTCCTTTGAAACACTAATTCTAAGCGTGTGCTTCATTCGGATCACCTTGCCTTTCCGAAGGCTGATTTCTTGTGCCTTCTGCCTTATGCCACCTGCGGAAGATGAATCGGACGGTTACTATAACATTTTTTTGAGTTTGTTCTTTGCTCGGTTTACGGCGTGGCGTATAGCGGACTCGTCCACGCCTTCCAGTGCAGCAAGTTCTGTGTATTTCCAACCTTCCAGACAGGTTTTACGGATAAGGTACTGCTGTCGCTCGGTCAGGTGGGACATAGCGCGGCTAACAGTTTCTGAAGCTATAAGGTCGGCAAGCAAGTCCGTTCCATCGTCAAAGAACCGCTTGTCCTCATAGGTGAAACTCTCAAGGGAAGTGTGGCGGCGGGTTTCCCGCCGTTCATTTTTCTTTTCTTCTTCTACGGAACTGAGATAGAAGGTACCGACTTCGTCAGAAACCTCCAATTCGATGATTCTGCCATCGGCATCTTTGTAATTTATTAACATCTTTTTCCTCCTGCGATTTTCAAAAGTTGGCTTGAAAATCCGCAGGGGCCGATGTCTCAAATCCGTAGAAACAAAACGAGACGGGCGGCGACACCAGTGGTTGGTGTCATCCTGCCCGTCTCGCGGTTCTGCGGATTCTCGTTATTGACTTGTGTTTGCGGTTATGCTACTTCTGTATTTATGATTTCTGCTGTTCCATCTGGTTTAATAAAAATCAGCGTCTTGCAACCTTTGTGGACAATTTCTACGACGCCAGCTCTTTCATCCAGGCGACAGACCAGCTTGCCGCGAGCGTTTCGGATGTCTCGCATCTCGACGCATCTCCTTTCCTCAGGTTATAAAGAAATGTTCTATAGCCTTTGCAAACTCATTTCTTAAGGCAAGTTTAGTCGATAAAAAGGCTGCCGTGGCGGACACCTCATGTCCGCAAATCAAGGCATTAATATAGGAATTCTTGCTTGGAAATAGGCATAAAAAAAGGCCATACACAACCCCCTTTTATTGGGTTCATGTATGGCCCATCATATTTCATAAACAAAAAAACCGGACATCACGTGTCCGCTAGACAAAGATATTTTTTATAAAGGGTCCGCCCCGTGCTCATGTAAGAAAGATCTTATTTCATCCATTGACTGGGGATAAAGGTGGGTCAGAACAAACCTATACCATTGATGGCTTTGATCGTTGTTGTTTAGTGAAAATGGAGACTTATCAATGATATGGTTGCTTATTTCCGGCGGCAGATGCAACCCGAGGCAGATTAGAATTACTGAATTAATAGAGCCGCCCGGCTCTTCGCCATTAAAAATCCGCCTTATAGTACGTTCACTAAGCATTGTTCTTTCTTCTAATTCCTTAAAAGTTATCTTTCTCCAATCCTTCACCATTTTGAGAGAACCCGTAAAACTATTTGGCAATTCATTATATATACGTGCGTTTTCCGCCAATTCATTAGCCAGTAGTTTTGCTTTATTCTCTTGAGAGGCGAACTGATAGCCTTTCCCATATACTATGTCAAAACTGATGGTTGAGGTTTCGTCCCTGTTTAGGAAACACTCGCTGTGGTATCTTTCTGCGCAGCCAGCCCTGACGGATAGATTAAATACCAAACAGCACTCGTCCATATGGGTTCTAGCATAATCAGTTAACCTGGTCTGCCCAAATATATCCTGCTCCAAATATTTTGGATGGTTTAAAACAAAATGTGCATCTACATATTGGTAACTACCATCTTTTATAAGAGAGTTTAGCTCCTGGTTAATTAGGCTCTGGATTGCCGCATCCACGGCGCTAATGGAAAATGTCTGGTTTCGTTGGAGCGCACCCTTCTTAAATCTGTGGGGTTTAACGTAACGCCCGTCTATGTATATAAAGGCACCCATCGCCTCTTCATATCCAGCATCTATCATGCGAATTTTAGCCGCGGTACGTGATACACGGAAGAAGGAGGCAAGAGCGTCAATGACGGGTTCAATTACGTCTATCAGTTCAGAAGTGTCTAGTTCGTTGCGAAACTGTTTTATAATTTCAAACGCTTTGGTCTTAAACATGGCAAGGGGCATTTGAATTTTGGGGGCTAAGGAGTTGGCCTGCCATTCCATCCAGTCAGTGGCATCCCTGTTGTTGCCTTTCATACCACCGACCACTTGGCATTTAATAGTGCTGGCACTGTTATTATACAAACGCTCCAGTTCAAAAGCTTTTCTGTGCTTGTCCCAATGAACGCACTCGTGTACGATGGTATTGTGCACGGTACCTATATTTCGCAGGAAGAAAGCTTTGGGGTCGACAATAATTGTTCGTGCCTTGACTAATGTAGATACCATCTCATTCTTATCAGAGTCGTAGAATTCCGCTTCGCAATCGTGAAAATATACCTGTCCGAAGATGGATAAATCCTCTGTAATATCCATCAGCTTAACTTCGAGGCCCATTCTCGCGGCCAGTTTTAGCGGTTCCACTGCAATGGGTGTTTTTAAAGTTTCCGGGTAATACCTGCTTAAAAAACCATAGGCAACTGTCTCCAGTTCCTCTTTGCGGATATATGGAACCAGAGCGTCTGACATCGGTTTGGGCATCTTGTTCTTTTGGTTGTATATGCTAATGCTGGCAATCTCAAAATCATCCAAACTGCAAGCCAAGTCCCCGGTGCAGCGCAATAAAAACCACTGGTTACACTGATCATAGTCATCATAATGATGATTACCTTCGGTAACTTCGATTTCCGCTTCTGCAATGACGTCAAACTCAATTTTCATATCTGGAAGGTCATTAACTGATACCAATTTGACTTCCAAATCTGCGAGGGAAACATTACCTATGTTTCGTACTTTGTGCAGTTTTAAATCTAAATTATCTGGGTTTTTTTCAATATATTTCTCTATGGCTGAGTAAAATTCATTATAAAACCTGCTTGCGACATAATCGGTAAAAGAACGATTGCCAGCCATGACAAGCCCCCCCATGGATAGAATACTTTTATGTTTTGTGCAACATGCCATGCCATAAGTAGATTTACCCGTTAAACTAACTGTCAAATCCAATACTCCACAGGTAGATAATAGCATATATTGTCACAATCTGTATCTATTCCATAGATTAAGAAAGCGGCAAATTGCCATTTCTGGTGAATTTTAAGTTTCTCATGAAGGTTTATGACCATGGATTTGTAATTTCGGTTTTTCGGTCTTCCTGACCGTTTCCGCTATTTCGGTCTCCGCGAATACCACCACGTCAAAGAAAATCCGTTCCTTGTTGAATCGGTAATATCTACAAATTGGACTTTATAATCAGATAACGCGGCTTCATCTGGGCTTTGGATTACGGTATGAATTGCTTTCCAGTCGCGTGGCTTTTCTTCAATTAACACTCATAAAGCGTTGAAGATGTCATTATAGAACGTATCTTCGATGACATCTCTGAACGAACTAAGTCTTCCTATTCACCTACCCCTAACAACAAAAGGTTGATTATCTCCGGCTTATATTGTTCTAAAATTCATCATTAATTAGGGCTTGCTGAACGGCCCCATTATTTCAACTAAATCACTGAAATGCTGGCCTCAACAAAGCCCGATTTTGCCCCAAAAGGTAGCGCAGAAAATGGAACAAAAGAACACGGAGCCTGTGCTCCAGGTTCATCACCAGGAATTGAAGGCAGATCACGCTTTCGGCAGTCTCTTTCAGACGCGCCATTATACGGGCCAGGCCATAGCGGCGTTTACCCTCGCCAAATTTGCCTTCCACGGTATTACGTTCGCAGGCGTCCTGGCGTTCCAGTTGTCTTAGTTCCTTTTGCAGTGTCTTGTCGGCCGGCGGTCTTCCCAGCTTCGGCCCGCTGAGCCGGATGCCGCGCCGGGCGCAGTAACGCAGGTTCTCTTTATTGCGGTAGATCTTGTCGGCCTGGACGGCTTCAGGATAAAATCCGTATCTTTGGCGGTAGTTCTCCACCGATGCGATCAGGGTGTTACCCTCATTGAAAGCGTCCCAGCTAAGTTTTTCCACCTGGGCGTAACCGTTTACGATGCTGATGGCCACTTTGGCGCCGAATTCCACATCGGCAGTGGCTTTACCCCGGACAATGGGCCGTACATGCGGCTGGCTGATGCTGACAATGCGGTCGTTGATCTTGTGGGTGCGATTGGTATACATATGGCGCTGCTGTTCGTATAGTTTCCGGATGGTGTCCAATGTTTCCTGGTGTTTCCGGCTCAGGCCATGTTCATCGCCGGCCTGGACCAGCAATCGGTCAACGACGCCGAGGTTGCGTTTGACATAGCGCAGTTGTTTGCCAATGGCTTTGCGGATCGTTTTCTTACCGGTTTTTTTGTTCCGTACGATGCCAAGGTAGTTCTTACGGGCGATCTGGCGGTAGGTGCGCGGTCGTTTGCCCGGTTTGCCCAAAGTCTTGTGTATGATGTCGATTATGTTATCCAGCTTCTCCCTGGCTTCGTTTAACAGGGATAGATCCGTGGGATAGTGTATATCCGCGGGGGCGCAGGTGGCGTCCAGGATCAGTTTGCCCTGGTTGGCCGGGTATACTTCAAAGGAAGAATCCTGGTCCGGGTTATTTGTTTCTTCAGTTGCTACCTTTTTGCCGCCTGTGGGCGGTTCGGGCTTATGGTCGTCGTCTTTGTTTTTCTTCTTGTCGGCTTCCCTGGCAGCCCGGCAGATCTCTTCGTTGATTTCTCTCAGCGCTTTTTTACCGAAGCGTTTACGAAAATGGACCATCAGGGAAGGGTTAAACGGTGCCTGGGTCTGGTATTCCTTCAGGCCGATGAAATACTGCAAATAGGGGTTTTCGGTGATCTGTGCCACTGTTTCACGGTCTGTGAAGCCGCATTTTTCTTTAATAATCAGCGCACCCAGGGCCATGCGGACGGGTTTTGCCTCCTGGCCGCGGTGGCTGGTAAAGCGACTGGCATAGCGTTCTTCGATTTTTTCCCAGGGGATGAGCTTGGCTAGTTGTACCCAGCGGTTATCGGCTCTTAATTTGCCGGCAAAGGGCAAAATGAATTCTTCGAGGTAGTATTGGTTTTCTATTTTCCGGAACATGTTTGTCCTCCAGGTGCACGGTTTTTGCAGTATCTACCGCATTTTCCATGCATCTAATTTCGACAAATGTGCTCCTGGTTCCTTGATTTCGCTGGGGTTTTGTTATGTTCAGCAAGCCCTAATTAGATAGATCCCCTATGCTAATTCAAGCCCATTGTTCGATAGTATTTCCCTGGGATAACCATGCTCCACGACAATTTGGTCAAGTAATCTTTGAACTCTGGCCCCGATAACGATGTATCTATTTCGCAGACCGGGTATCTTCGGGCGCTTCGTCCAGAATAACCAGTAGTACTAAAAACTATCTCCTCGATGCGGTAGCGTCCGATAAAAAATCAATTGACCAGCGTTGATTTGGTATTGCCTGAATTTATAAGTAAGTTTTACTTCAAATCAGTTTTTTTGGTAACAGGTAAAGTCCACTAACAAGCTTTGACTGCCTTGATTTTGTCATAGGACAATAAAAGACTCTACTTAAATTAACTTATACAATTAAATACCTGCGAACGCACGATTATTATTGCGTTCGCAGGTATTTAATTGTATACTTTCACTATAGTAAGGGGGGCCTGAAAAATGCAAATCAAGTATAAAAAACTATGGAAGATCCTGATTGATAGGGATCTCATAGAAACTACCAGATTTTATTAACAGCGATTAAATGGCAGCAATTGATGAAATCAAGAAAAAGGATTACAATTTTAGTTTAGGGTTATATAAAAGCTTTACGAACAAATTTTTAAAGATATAGCTTGGTCAGACTCAATGAGATTATTGAACAAGTAAGGGTGATTTATCATATGGAATCTGTTTTTGTTTTGCTGATAGGTGGTGCCGCCGGTGTTGTAACGGGTCTTATTGGTGCCAGCGGAGTTATGATTGTGGTTCCGGCGTTAGTTGTACTTGGCTATTCTGTTCCTGATGCCATAGGAGCCAGTCTTTTCATAAACACCGTGGCTGCATTAATTGTAGCATGGACCTATTATCAAAATGAAAATCTAAACTTTAAGCAAGGCATTTGGATAGCTGCGGGTACTGTTGTAGGTGCTCAGGTAGGCAGTTTTATAGCCCCATCGGTCCCGGATGTCGGCTTGAGCAGTGCCTTCAGCATATTTTTATTTATTTCGGCGGTAACATTCTGGGGTAGAGGAATAAAGACGCCCAAAGCTAATAAAATGTTAGCTGCCGATGACGAGGATAACACTACTCAACCGTCGCTTATATTAAGACTTTTAAGATCCAATGTTATCATTTCCGGTTTACTGCTTGGTTTTTTGGTGGGGATATTAACCGGTTTGATTGGAGCGGGCGGCGGAGTTATGATACTCCTTATTTTAGTATTTATTATGCAGTATAGCATGCATGAGGGGATAGGTACGTCAACTCTTATCATGGCATTCTCAGCGGCATCGGGGACTATAGGGCATGCCCTTACCTCTAATCTCCCTTTGCAGGCGGCAATAATTGGATCGATAGGTACAATTATCGGCGGTCGCTTAGCAGCACGATTTGCCAATACGATTAATGAAAAAGTTCTGAGCATGGTTGTTGGAGGAGTATTTGCTGTACTTGGCGTAGTAATGCTTATGACGAAGCCTCCCCCTAATGTTTAGAAATCCTTTTTCATGTATATGCATAAGGAGATGTAATACGAAACCGCCATCAGTACCAGCATTACTGCCATGCCGCCCAGGGCCAGCTGCCAGGACTGGTAATTGATCAGCTGAGTGATGGCGGCAATGGATAGCGGCGATATAAGGCTTCATCCCAATTCCTGTAAAAGGGGGCGGTTGTGAACATCCTTTAGTGTAAATGGAATAATCATCCTAAACTTTGACCATAATATTCCTGCAGCATAAATCGGGCAACGCTGAGGAGCGACCCTACGCTTGCTGTGGCTTATACGGTGAGACGGCGGGCTATGAGTCTGCCGTTTTCTGCTTCACCGTAAGGGCAAGGTTGCCAATCCATCAAGAGTGTTTGGCAACCTTAAATCATATAGAAACCCGGCAACCATGCGCCTTCCCGGTCAAGGTTGTAAGTTTGTTAAATTTATCAGGCTCACCTTCGGGTGGGCTTTTTTAGCTTCTTGTAGGCATTTTCTTCTTCGATAATATATGACGGGTTATACATTCTCCGTTTATGAAATGAAAGTGTATTAACCGCTCGTGCATAACTTCTCCATACTCCAAAATTATCTGAACCGCCGCGTGGTCAATAACCAAATCCTGCGGATATACCCGTTCAAATTCATTGAGAAAAGCATCAATCTTCCGCATTCGAGACTTGTTATTTTCCAAAGGCAGAGCGGATCGAATACTCTTTTTTATCGCCCTTTTTAGTTCGGGACGCTCCGACCACAACTGCTGCACCACATCCCCAAATAAATGATTCATAACTTCATCTGACATAGTCGGCATCCTGTTTGTGTGTGGTATCGTATACCTGCGGATACAATACCAGACAATATAACGCGTATGCCCCGGCCTTGGCTTCTTGTATGCGCCTACCAGTTTGCTACCATACTTGCTTTTGCATTCTCCGCAGATGAGTTTATTTGAAAAAGCATGCAGGAGCGGGTTGATAAAAGTTTCATGCTCCATTCGCCTGCGTGCCTCCATAAAAATAGCTTCACTAATAATTGGCTGGTGGTCATTTTTTATAAAAAACTGTGGAAGCTCACCAATGTTTTTACGAGCCTTTTTTGTCAGAAAATCCTCCACAAAACGCTTCTGCAAGAGTGCCGCTCCATAATATTTTTCATTGCTCAGTATGGATTCCACCACCTTATTTTGCCACTGTGTTTTACCGCTCGGGGTGGACACACCTTGATTAGTAAGGTGTTTTGCAATGCCGGAAACCGTGTTGCCTTCCAAATACTGTCTATAAATAAGCCGAACAACCTTGGCCTCTTCCTCGACAATTTCCGGCTTGCCGTCTTTGCCACGCTGATAGCCAAGGAACTGTGCGTATGGCATAGAGTATTTGCCATCTGCGAACCTTTTGCGGACACCCCATTTAACATTTTCCGACAGCGAGCGGCTTTCTTCCTGTGCCATGCTGGACAGTAGCGTGAGGATAAACTCGCCCTTACTATCGCAGGAATATAGGTTTTCTTTTTCAAACCATACCTCACAGCCTGCCTCTTTCAATTGCCGTACAACCATGAGCGTATCCACCGTATTTCGTGCGAAGCGTGATATGCTTTTTGTGACAATTAGATCTATCTTTCCGACCAAAGCGTCTGCAACCATTTGGTTAAACCCCGGGCGACTTTTGCTCGAAGTGCCACTCAATCCCTCGTCGCAGTACAGGCCGACATATTCCCAATTGATGTGGGAAGCGATAAATTGGGGGTAGTAGTCCTTTTGCGCTTCATAGGAATTCAATTGTTCTTCGCTGCTCGTGCTGACGCGGACATAAGCCGCGGTACGCCTTTTTACTGATTTATCCGGCAAGATAAAGTCAAACTGTGGTTTTGCCTTTATTACGGCACAATTCTTTTAGGCTCCATTCGGCGGCTCCAGACTACCGATGAGCGGCTTTATTTTTAACATCAAGTACTGGCGGGCAACTTCATACTCTTCTTCTGTAATAAGCCCTTCGTTAAGCATTGTAGCAAGAACAATTTTTCCAATTCTGTAATCTATTTCCTTCTCGGCTTGTTTTTTTTCCATGGAAACATCTCCTTTACGTCTGATACTCATTGCTCAGACAGAAGGAAAAGTCAAGTTAAATAGAGCGTCGGAATGAACACTTTCTGAGTTTGCTTACTTTTAACGATTACAAGGCAAATCGTTAAAAGATGCACACCCCCAGAGGTCTAATCGTTAAAAATAAGCACTTGACAGCCACAGATTCGTGTCAAGTGTACTCCAAAAATAGCTATTCAAAAACGCCAACTATTACTACAATGCAAATCTTCAAAATCGAAAAAGCCCAGTATTACTGGACTTTCAGGCAAAATAAAAACCACCTGCCGATAAAATTCTTTTTATCAATAGATGGTAGAATATTTGGTGGAGGCGGGGGGAGTCGAACCCCCGTCCGAAAGAAAGACCAGCTGAGTCTCTCCGAGCGCAGTTCGTGTTTTGAGTTTCGCTCAGCCGACGCCCAACGAACAGGCTTCTTCGAGCTATTCC